GCGATTTTCTTGGTCGCTGCATCAGATTGCGTTTGAAGAGCATCAAATTCTTCTTTTAGCTTGTCATAAGCTTCCTGAAGCTCGTGATTTACCACTACGTCCTGGGTGATCTCTTGCGAGTGATGCTTCACAAACCAGTGCTCTGCCACCTCCTGATCTACTTCTTGTAGACCTTGAGGCAGGTTCAAATTGATTTGCTGGCCATCTTGGTCTTTACCCATATTCACTACCAATGGCTTCGATAGGAAAATTTTAACTTTACTCATTAAGCTTCTCCTTATAGGCCATCTGCATAGTAAGCAGTTTCTGGATATACCCATTCCACCGCACCGATACGACCGAAATAAGTCGTCAATTGACGCAGGTCACGATATTCCAACGGCGTACGTTGTAGCGGTACTAGAGGCATACGAACGCGTGATTCAGCTTGTGTATAAGTCATCATGCGGTCTTTACCTGCAGCACCACGACCAACACACCATTTAGAAGGCTGGATATCGAGTGGCTTACCATTAACCGACATTGCCAGACAGTTGATCTTCAGGAATTCAAGGATCGAGATATTGCCTGCTTCTGACACAATGCGAGTGGTTAATAAACCAAACTGCTGAGGCGGCAATAGCAACTTGTCAGGACATACAGCAAAGCCTGAAGCTACCCATGCGTTATTAAGAATCAGGTTTACATCGCTCAGAATTTCCTGCGGTGTGGATGTTGCCCAAGTTTTAGTAACGTTGGTTGCACCCACCTTACTTGAGTTCAATAGGCCTTCTACACCGATCATGCCGTCACCGATATAGACTTGTTCGTCCACATCCATCTGGTACTTCATTTGCAGACCTGCAAACTTCTGAGCATCGATCGGACGCCCCACTTGTTTCGCAGATTCTAATTCAGGAATTGTGAAGCCAATCTGCATTGCCCATAAAGTTAATGGCAATGCCGTCTTACCGATATCTAGAGCGATACCTTGGATAGCATCAGCATTCTTGCCTACCCACGATTTGCCATTTGGTGAAGTACCACCTGCAGCAGCAAAAGTAGAGTTTGTGAAAGACGATGTTTCATCAGCGATTGAAACATCAGAGCGCAAGTCGATATCGCGTGACCAGGTATAACTTGCTAATGGTTCATTAAGTCGCGGATCTAAGCGTTCAAGTTCACCAACCAGGAAAGCACCAGAGCTATCAATTGTGCGAGCATCAAAGGTCTGGAAGCTATCACGTGTTTGGGCTCGCACTGGAGCAGCTGCCATAGCCAAAGCCTGAGTCATTGACGTCGCTAGAAGTAATTTCTTCATGTTTTATTTTTCCTCAGGCATAAAAAAAGACGCTTATAGCGCCGTCCTTCATGCCTTTTAAATTTTAGATGTTATATGCGATTTCTACATTGCCTGATGCATCAGCATCATGCATGAAGCGTCCTTTCACGGCGATGGTATTTGCACCATCTGCTACTGCTTCAATGCCGCCAATCGGCTTACCAGTTGCAGCGGCACCAATGCGCACATAGACGGCGCCACCTTTCTTCGCTGTACCAGCATTGCATTTCACTGTCATGTAACCACGTACCAGCACATCAGTAATGCCTTTTGGTGGTACTGCTTGCCCTAGATCATTAGTGGCGGAAGTTGTTGGATATGAGCGCACAATCAGGCCATAAACCGTATCAGCTGTGTCAGAAGATCCTAGTGCAGCCAGGTTACCTGTGGCATCCATTTTGGCAAATACACCAAAAGCAGCCACTGGCGTCGGCATATTGTGTGATTCGATTGTTGAATGTGATTTACGAGACACATCACCCGGGATGCCAGAAGGCATACGATATGTATAAGCAGCCATGTTTTATTTTCCTTTGTTCCAAAAATCGCGGTTACGCTGATTGATCTGATCAATCGTTGGAGCAGCACGGCCAAAGTCACGTGTAGTGATACCTGAGCGTACGCCTTTCAAATTGTTTTGCTGTTTGATCAGCTCAGATGCACCAATGAATGCTGCATCCAGTGTTTGAATTGGTAGAGTATCAACATTGGCATTGGCACCAATAAACGGTGCTACAGCCTGCTGACCATCAGTTGTTTGCATTGCAGCTTTTAATGCCTGACGTTTAGCAAGTACAACCGCTTTACCGTTGTTTGCGCTATCAATTGTCGGCGGCAACTTAATACCAGGTGACAGGATCTCAGCACGAACCATCACTTCTTTAAGTGAGTCGCCGGTATGGGTTACACCTTCATCCGCTTTACCTGCAGGCTCAGGCTTTAAGATGTCGTCCTTAGTTGATTCAGGGTCATTACCTTCACCTTTCTTTGCTGGATCATCATCCTTTGTAGGATCAGGATCGTCAGAATCTTCCACTTTAGCCTTAAGCTCTTGAATATCAGAATCCATTGTCTTCAACTGCTTTAGAATCTGTTTCAAAGTGTCGCCAGTTTTACCATCTGGCTCATCATCTGGATCATTGTCATCAGTCTTAATATCCAGATCTTCATCTTCAACTGCTTTGGCCAGTTTTTCAGCTTCTTCAGCATCCTTGGTTTTCACCAGATTACGAATGCGATCAGCAAAGCTAATCTTTTTCTTTTTTGTCTTATCAGACATAAAACTATCTCCTATCGAGCAGCGGGAACCGCAACGCCCTTTATCTACTAATGCAATATGGTTCACCACAATATTGCTCTGTAACCCTTTACCCGGACTGACTTCGATATAATCAGCGTCATACCCAAGCGATATCTCTACTTTTCCTTCAAGGACGGCGTCAATCGCATCCTTATCTGTAACCAGTAGATCTCCAATTAAAAGATCTGAATCAATACCCTCGCCACGGCGAATATTGTGTCCAGATCCTTTAGAGAGCTCTTTCCAATTTTTAGGGCCCACCCAATCTTCCGGGTGATCATCTGTAATTGGTTTACCTTCAGCACTCGCAATAGTTTTTGGATCAAATAGAACATCCTCACCACGCTGAATCAGAATCAGGCCAGTGTTATCAGCTGTTACTGGTACTTCGCCGTCGCCATACATTAAAGTGCCAATACGTGCCAATGGAACATCACGACAAAGCAGATAACCTTCCGGCGTGGTTTCTCGTGTACGCCCGATCTGACCCGTCGTATAGATATTGGAGCGGTCTTTCGTAGCAGACGGCGCTGGCTTTTTCGGTTTCTTCTTAAACATAGTTCACCTAAATTCAGGCAATAAAAAACCACCTAAAATGGTGGTCTATTTGTTTTCCTAATTTACTCTTCCCGAACTTCAGAAAGCCCATTTAAAGCTAATGCAGCCTGCCAGTTCTCTTGAGCATCACCGTCAAGCATCAGGCGCTCATACAGAAACTCAAGTGATGGTTGTAACTCGGTAGGTACTACTTGTTGTCGCAATTCATCATCACTAAATATTGCGTAGTCTTCTGGCTTCCACCAGGAATGACAGCCCCAGTAGATGCCGTCTTCGCCTTGTAGTTTTACGGAAAGATTGTTAGGCCCGCAGCCATATAACTCAGCAATCTGATTCACAGCATCTTTGTGAGTGTCGGGTACGATATTGACAACTGATAGGTTAAAGCTCATACGCCAGCCCTCTTATTAAATTCGGCGGTAATTGCTGAAGTTTCACTAGGAGTCAAAGCTCTGTTAATCACAATCAGTCCACAATGGTCTTTGTTGTCTTCATATGTGGCTGGGATCGTCTGACCTATCAGAATTTGAGTTCCGACATTTGGGACAGAGCGAACCACTGTGCAGCCTGTTAATTGTGCTGGCAGGTTTGTGATGAGCTTGTCGTCTACTTTGTCGTATTCAATGTAGTTTTGGTCTGTGTGGTAGCCTGTGACTTCTTTGACGCTAACACTGCCTAGTATGAATGACATATCCATAGTGTTGCTCGACATACTGCCACCAACTCGAAATGATGTATCTGTAGCCGTGAATGTACTTTTGAGGACTGTACGGGTATTTGCCGGTATTGTAGCAATGTGTACACGCCCTACTTCTGAGAAGGCAGCCGTAAAAGTGAGGATGTTGATAGGAAATCCTGTAGTTTCTACATCAAGTTCAATACTATAGGTTTTACCTGCTTCAAGCGGCAATAACATACCCATTCGACTTGATGTATTGCTTTTGGTTGTCAACCTGTACCGACCATCCGCAAGTTTCTCGGTTAAGTTATTTATACTACTGCCTTCCCACTCTTTTCCTTGTGCTATGTCACTACCCAAAATAGGCTTTTGTCTAAAGATAGGTCTAGCTGCGGATGTGGTTTGGTAGGCGTGGTTATTTCGACCCGACTTGTCTTTAATCAACCCTACAGCCTGCCCCACAGCCGTAACAGGAACAGTCCCCGCAGCATCCTGAAACATCGTCCCCATATCACTAGGATCGTACCAAAAACCCTGCTCGCCATTCGCAAATAGCTTTAAAATCTCCAAATTAAAAGACGGTTTCTTCCCACCAATCACTGTGGCTCCAGGCGCTTCAAACACACCCCTTCCAATTCCAACTTTTACATTAACAATATCAGATAGAGAGAGCACTATTTCACCACCTTTCGTTAGTCAGAAGTTAAAACCACAACGGTCACAGGACTTAAATCACTAGCCCATGCCCACAGGGTTACCCCTTCAGGAAAGCTAACTTTATTATCAAGCAAATGAACATCCTTTGAAGGCATGCTGGTACCTTGGGCAAAGTAAAAGTCACGATTACCCATCCCTTGAGCCGCTCCACCTTTCGAGCCATCTGTAATTTTTTGTGGCGTGCCATTCAGCACAAATTTATTCATCGCCATGTTTATCTCACTAATTTCAGGTATTAAAAAACCACTCAATCGAGTGGTATTACAGGGTCTGGGTAGCAACGACAATTAGGCAAACATCCAGCATGTCCAGTCATCCTGTCTAATGTCGGCGGCTTATTCCAATACACAAACTTGCCATTCATTTCTTTATGACTTGGTCTGACATCAATATCACCAGATGTTCGCCAGGTATAACCTTCAGATCCAAGATTCTCAGCACGTGATTGAACAAATACCGATGCAGCCCGACTAATCTCTGTTCTTGCGATAGTATTGGCACGACTCATGGAAACTTGACCGCTTGCCATAATCAATCCGGCAAGCTCTTTCGACCGCCCACCTTCAATCAGCATTCTGGTCGATAGGTCATGCACACGTTGAGCTGCATCTAATGGCAGAGACTTAATCAATCTCACCTGGTCAGATAACAATTGCTGGTAAACGGCGCCAACATCACTATTCCTGATCTGCTCACGTACGCCGTAGGACAGGTCTTTAGCGTAGATCAACCATGTCTTTTCATCACGCAAGGCGATGTCAGTCATGATCCGTCCAGCAGTGTTATTGGCCCAATGATGCAACGTGTCTGCATACTTATTCAGTGAACTGACAATCATTGGATGTGTACTCGGGTCATGCACATCAAACCCTTTCACAATCGTATCGATATAGCCTGAGATTTTACGCAGCTGACGGCTGTACTCGATCTCCATCCGCCGCATCCGTTTCGGATCGAAGTGGTTCATCATGTTCACTCACTGGTGCGGGTGGATCATTTTCAGCATCTTTAACTTCCTCATCAGTGATCGTTGAGAAAATGCCTGTTGATGCACTCACTTGTTTTAATTCTTTAAGCGCTGTCTGTCGACTAATCACACCTTGTTCTTCAGCTTTCAGAATTGCATTAGTGGTCTTTTCAGCCACGTTGGATTTCTGCTCTTCACTCATCTGCCACAGACTTGTGAAATCAAACTTAAATGAATCAGGTAGTGGCTTGCCCAACACTGACAAGAATATGATTTCAAGCAGCTTATGCAACGGCGTACGCAGACGGCGTTCCTGTTGCTGATTGATACTGTCGTAGTAATTGGATAAATCAGACTCACCAGTTGAGTTTAAGCCTGCCGGCGACTGTCCAAACAAACGTACCAATGGAATCTGAGTTGCACCAGATATCTGCTGACCAAACTGCAGAAGGATCGTATCAAGGCCACTGAAGCTGTACTGATGTGTAGCAAATTCATCCTCTGTATCCATCAGGGTCAAACCCTCATTGGATTGCCATTCCCGAATATGGTTAATCTGTTTAACCAAGCCTTCAAAAGCACGCCCACCAGTAGCGATAATGTCACGCAGACCCTTGACCTTGTACGTGCGTAAATGTGCTTTATAAACTAGTTGGCCAGCACCCATGGTGGCACTATCAAAAACAGTGAGCCGATCTTCCAGACGCTCAATAACTGATTGCCCCCAAAGGTTTTCAGTCATAGCCTGCCAGTACGGAAGATTTACGCCGTCGATGCGAATCACACGTGAATAGTGTATGCGTTGGCCACAAAGCCCAGCGGCATCCTGGAATACATCATAGTATTTAGGCTTGCCATAATCTGGACCATATTCGGTGACCAGGTCTTCAAGCGTAGGCTGTACCATCCAGCGGTCTAGAACCATCAAGCCTTTAAACTGACCTTTACCAATAGTTTTGGTATTCAACGGCGTAGAGACATTCTGACCATCGATTAGCATGACAGCGAGAGCACCACCGTAGAGACGTCCCCACTTAATGGTGTCGCTGAGCTTATCCCAGATCTGTAACGTATCCAGTGTGTCATTAATGATTTCGCCATGCTTTGGATCATCAAAGCCTTGCAGCGTGATTCCCTCGCGGGTCATGTCTTCGGCTACAACATCAACCACCTGACCAACTACCCAGCTTGAACGGTACATCGCTTCAAGCTTTAGACGGTTACGACTAGTGAAGTTGAATCCATAACTGGACTGATCGTTTTGGCTGCCAGCACCTAAGCCGACGCGAGCCGCAAAGTTTTGAAAACTATCGGCTGTAAATTTAAATATTCCCATAATTTTCTCTTAGAGCTTATCCCAAACATTGAGATTAGCCACTTGCGGGTTAAAACAGATCATGACGCTATCAGCACGGTTTGGAGATGAAGCGCCGTCGGGTTGTTTATTTACCAGAATCTTGCCAGAGCCGTTTTTGGTATAGGTCGGCTGTGATAGCTCAGTAGTGAGCAATGCCAGCTCCTTCGGGTCTATATCTTCACTGGATAGCGAGATAATGAACTCAGGATCATAATCACGGCCTTCTAATGCTCGGAATGTCTCCTGGAAGCGTAAACGCAGCCACCACCATGACTGAGCTTTAAGATTGGCAAAGAAGTCCTTGTTTTGGCGTTTCTCTACAATCTCACCTTCAGGATCATGGACGGCGCCTGAACCACGGAATGGCTCAACAATAATTTCTCGCTGCCCTGTTTCTAGATTCTTCTCATTGATGACACGGGCATCACCACGTACACCTGCACCAAGTCCATCAGCATCATAAAACATTGTATTGATGCCTCTATCCTGACAATGGTCCATAGCTTTTTGAGTCGTCCCAAAGATGTCATCACCTTTACCTGACCAAGTATCCAAATACTTCAGTACAACGCCGTGGCGATCTGCAATGGAGTTTTTATCCTTACCTTCGTCGGCAACGTCCAGACCAGCAATGCGATCACCTGTAGGCTCAATATTCAGTTTCTTATGTGCATCGATGGCAGCTTGCACCCATGTAGAAGGAATCAGAACACCTTCGACCGATGCCGCATAGTTGATATCAACCTCTTGGGCCAATACGACTTCATCCAGCGTAGCCAATTGCTTTTCATACCATGGATAGATCATTTTGCCGCGTAGTTCGACTTGCCAGTTCTTATCTGGATTAGCACGCCAAGGCATGGTAAAGACGGCGTAACGACCGCTGAATCGATCTTGGTGGAATCGATCACCGATACCATTCGGAGTAGATCCTTTAATATGCACGTTGGTGTTTTGAGATATCGCAGCGTCTACAGCTTCCTGACGCTCTACGAATGCCCATTCATCCAGAAAGTACATCGTGGTACGACCACCACGGCCAATGTTGTCACCAGCCTCACCGGTAACTGTTGCGCCGTTGTCCGGGTTAATGATCCGCATGTAGTTGTCATGCACTTTCTCGACAAAACCTTTCGGCTTCATCCAGTCTGGCATCTTGGAGAACATATCTCGGAATTTGTGCAGTAACGTTTTTGGGTCGCCCTTCTTATCTACAAGCTCCTCTTTACGACTCCCCACACCACCAGCAAAGCCTTCCACGAATAACCAGCGATGCAGGTAAAAGCCTAGGACTACATAACTCATCCCTTCGTCACGGCTCTTTTCAATCAAGCCATGTGTTTGAGTGCTTTCACGCTCAATTAACCAGTCTACTAATTCGACTTGCTTAGGACGCAACACAAAAGGAATATTGGCTGGTAACCCAAAAGGCATACCACGCGGATCATAGGTCCATACCCAGTGATTAAACCAGTGAGCTGGATCATTCCTACATTTATAGATTTCAGCCTGAATGCTGAGATCACTTTGTTCAATTACAGCCTTGTAGTAGTAACGGCGCGTCATTTCAGCAACGACTTCAGGCAAACGTGTATTGATCGTCCACTCTTTAATAAGTGGCGCAATTTCTTCCAGAGCGTACGTCATAACTTACCGTTAATTACTAATCGTGAAAGCTCTTGAGGTGAAAGCTTGGCTAATTCATCAGGAGTATATTTTGGAGGTGTAGCAACTTCCTGCTGTATTGGTCCGCCGTCCTTGCCGGTTATCTCTTGCTTGGTAACACGGCCATCTGTTTCTTGAAAAGCTTGCTTGAGCAGGTTTTGCTTTGCACGTTTATTCCGGGCAGAATCTTCATACATTTTTTGAAGTTCCATGAGGCGAAATGCTTTGTTAGCAATTGCTATATCCTCAATATTTTCCCGGAAATCCTTTCTAGTACGTTCAAACAATTCCTTTAGTTTTTTACTTAAGTTACGCCCAGCAACCTTAGTGGGATCGTAAAGTGCTACCTGCTGCCGTGTTATTTCAATCTTATATTCTTGCTTTACAGCTTCCACTACTTGTTGAGGGGTTTCAAAGCATGCAAGAGACTGAACTATAAACATTTTTACAGGCTCTTTTAGTGCTGCCATAAACACCTCTTTGTATAGCTACGTATAGCAAAATAGGCAAAAAAATTTAGCCGATGACACAATTCCCACAACACGCAGCAATACTTGCCTCTGATACAAACGGCGCGCCCTTGGCAATCTCCAAAAGCCGCTTAACAGATTCATCTGCACCCCATCGTTTAGTCTCACCAAAGAACACTTCAACGTCATGGCCAGCCAGGTAATGCTTAGGCAGTCCGGTCATATCGCTATAAATAATCTCACCATCTTCATCACGCTCTACACCGATGTGATAAAGCTCATGTTCAATCAATCGACAGAAGTCACGATCTGAAGCTTGTTCGCAATAAGTAGCATCAATGGTGATGAGGTATTGAGGTACAAAACCAAACCAGTCACGCATCTGCTGTTCCTGGCGTGCTTTCTTCCAGCCACCCTGGTTAAACATGACCTTTTCACACTGGCCCAATACCATCCGTTTTTTCGCTACGGCGGCAGATGAAGCCCATGCGAATGCAAGAAACTCTTCATTGTCGTGAAGCAGCTCAGCAATATGATCATGCTCCGGGTTATGTAATTCACCACCTAAAGTAAGCCAATTATTAACGACCCATTCTTTAAGTTCTGGTGCAGGTGCCAAGCGAATAGCTTCCTCTTCCTCAGCTCGATCAATCAGATCCGACGGCGGGAATGGTCTGAACTGTTCCATACGATGCCTTTAAATTTCTCAGCCACTTGGTAGCTCGACCCATGTTGATGTCACTGGTTTCAAAACGGTGATACCGATAACCCATTTCTTCTGCATGGTCGTACCGGTCAATGCTCCATGCTTTTGTAGCCAATTTACCTTTACGGCCACCGGACCATGGACCACCTGCAATTTCAATCAGCATTCGGTATTCAATAAGGTGCAGATCAAAACGCCAATGCTTAGTGCTTTTAAAATGAAAATATTCTTCGTACTTGATTTCCATCCGATCAAGAATTTCTTTGAGTCGATCGAATGCTTCTAAGTATTTCTCACCAGGCTTAGGTAATGGTCTGGTTCGTGATTTCTTTTTGGGTGGGATCTTCTGAGTAAAAATTTTGTATGCTTTCTCATCCATAAAAGATC